TTCTCGCTTCTAGATGAGCTTGGGGACTTCGCAGTAGATAATGCGATTGAGCTTTACGAGGCTATCACCGAGACAACAGTCTCTCGATATGAGGGATATGGTAAGGTTTGTGCTATATCCTTTATGTACAACAAGAACGATGGAATGCAGATCTTGATGGCCCAGGCAAGCGGAGATCCCAAAGTATTTGTTTCAGGTCCTCATACGACATGGGATGTTAATCTTGGACGAAAAAAGCAATCCTTTGCGAGACATTTTAAGAGAAACCCAGTCAGGAGCAGACGAGTATATGAGTGTAAAGTTGACTCAAAGCGATCTGGGCTCATCAAGCTCAGAAGTATTGTTGAGCGCATCTTCAACAACGGCGACGTTGCCAATCCAGTATCAGGCGGGTCGCCTGTGGTTGGATACTATCCTGAAATCCCAACCTCGACGCTTACCCTTAGTGACCTTAGGTTTGTCGAGGCATTCAAGCCGAACAGCGGGTCTTGTTACGCTGTCCATGTTGACCTAGCTAAAGGGAAGCAGAAGGGTGACTCAGTAGGATTCTGTATGGCCCATCCTATGAGAATGAAGGGCTATATAGATGAGGCTATGAAGAAACTTTGGATCCAGATGGGCCATGTAGCTCCTGATGCCGAGGAAATCTCTAAGGGAGTGATATTCGATCTGCTTCTGGCTATCCGCGGCCCTGATGCTTCTCAAGAGGTTAGGCTGGCAGAAGTCCGGCAGTTGATTTATCGCCTTAAGTTCAAGCTAGGGTTCAATATTATCAAAGTAACGATGGATGGGTATCAATCGGCTGATACAATACAGGAGCTTGAGTCACGAGGTATCCCAACAGAACTGTTATCGGTCGATAGAACCTCAGATCCTTACGAATCGCTTGTGGATCTAGCCTACCAGGGTCTTGCAAAGGCTTATCCGCATCTTGTCGCCCTAAGAGAGTTAGATGAGGTCGATAACGATGAGAAGACAGGCAAGATAGACCACCCTAAGTTGTCTTTGGCCCGTATGGCCGAGGAAGGCTTTGATAAGGGCAGTAAGGATGTGTCAGATTCTATGGCTGGAGCCGCCTACACCTGTATTAAGGATATTCCGATGGATTCAGGCATCTTTTTCGGTTAGGAGTCAAGAATATGGAAGAAGTAACTGATGGAAGCGCAGTTTTGAATGCGGCAAAGGAAATAGAGAAGATTCAGGCTGGTTTGGCCGATGAACAGGACAAGAAGTCCAAGAAAAAGTCCAAAGAGGCCGTGAAAGAGCCTAGTTGGATGGCTAGATACCGGGAAAACAGGTATTTTCATCGGTTTTGGGACTATTTGACTACAAAATGGGCTGTTTCTCGCAAGAATTGGCTCAACTTACCGGGTTTTGCGGCATTATTCACAAATTTACTCAGTATTTTCACGGTTACAATGCTGGCTCTGGCAATGTATTATAGCGTAGAGCATCTCAAAAAAGGATCTGATTTTACGCTTATAGTTGCTGGGGCAATCTTGATAGGCGTGCTAGGCTGGGTTAACTCAAGGATTGGTGATGGCCAGACTACGAATGAAGAAAACGTCAGTAAATAAGAATCCAGGGCGGGTTCGTAGTCAAGCAGCCCAGAGGCTATCTTCTGTTAAGTCTAGTGCTAGCAAAAAGATGGGAATAGTGAAGTCTAGGGCTATGGCTGGTGTCGGTAAGGTTGCCTCAAGGGCGCGCTCAGGCGCGGCTACGAAATTGGCTGGTAAGTAATGGCTCTTTCAACGGCTACTTTTGATTCGTTTATCGCGATTCCTTTGAATCGCAAACGCATACTGCCGGCTGTAAGGATTCTGAAAAATGGGCAGCGACGGACCAACCCTATCAGGAAATCTGATAGGCCGACGAAGGCAAACTGAAGTGAACGGTAGAAACGGGACTACCGCAAGAACATGGATTACGTTTGCTATTATGGTAGCAGCAGCTAGTGCTGCTTCTGCGGTATTTGTATTTGCCCAAATCGCATCCCACACAGAGAAAGAGCACACTGGTCTTTACAAGCCTCAGTTCAAGGGCGATTCTGTTCAGCTGTATGTAGAAAGAGTGAAGGATGGTGTAGAGGATGGCGCGAGGCGGTTGGCTCTGTCTGTAAAGGAGCATAATAACGAACAAGTGAAGCAGTTGACAAAGTTACTTGAGGCCTCTTTGCTTAAGCAAGATGAGTTGATGAAGTCTCTACATCGTATAGAGGTTGATGTAGCCAAACTAAAGATGAAAGCAGGGATCGAATGATTTCATTCCTCAAGATAGCCACTAATCGTGGCAATCCCGCCAACAAAAAGAGCTTCGTCTCAGAAGACGAAGTTGCTGGTGGTTTCGGGTCTACAGGTAGGATGATGGGCAAGTCAAAAGGCTTGCGGGCGGACCAGATGAGGAAGATGTATGAGAGGAATGTCTGGGTCCGGGCAAGTGTAGACCGTATTGCTACGAAAGTAGCGGGTGTCCCTCCTATTATAAGGGGATTCCGTAAGAAGGATGCCGGGACGAAGCTGACGACTCGCCAGAAGAGACAGAAGGAACGTCTTGAGGAGCTTTTCGCCAATCCGAACTCCAGCGATCAGTCTTGGTTCGACCTCACCGAACAGAGGGTGAAGGATATTCTGATCTTTGGGCACCATGGGTTAGAATTGCTCCCCGATATGATCAACGGTGAGGTTGTTGAGGTATATAACGTCACCGGGTCAGAGATCAGGCCGAACTTTGATAAGAAGGGTCAGTTCAAATCAGAGAAGGATGCTTATAGGCAGTATCAGAGAGGGGCTGTCGTAGCTAAGTGGCCTAAAGATGACTTTATGTGGTTGCGTGGTGGATCGGTAGCTCACTCGATTATGCCTATCTCTCCTTTAGAGACTCTACGGCAAACGGTCACGGCAGAACTCTACGCCTCCCAGCATAACCTGGACTTCTTCGCCAATAACGCAACTCCGCGACTGGCGGTGATGTTCGACAATGTTGGTGCCGGACAGGGCCAAGAGGCTCTTAATAGGGCAAAGGCATGGTGGAACAAAGAACTTCTCGGGCAGCCTCATAAGCCGATTATTATGGGCTCTGAACAAGGTAGTGTGAGTTTAGAGACTCTGAATGTCTCGAATAGGGATATGGAGTTTCAGGCTTACTCATCTTGGTTGCTGATGAAGATAATGGCGATCTTCAAACTTCAGCCAGTAGTCCTTGGAGTTGTGCTCGATGGTAATGCTGGCAAGCTCAACTCTTCCCAGCAGATTCAGCTGTTCAAGGAAGATGCCCTCAAGCCTCAGCTTGAGCTTTTCCGTGACTCATGGACAACGAAGGTAATATGGAACGCCTTCGGGTTTGATACCTTGTTCCTAGAGTATCAGGGATTTGACCTTTGGGATGCCCAGGATAAGGCAATCTGGCATGAGCGGTATTTGAGATCTGGTGTCTTCACGATCAATCAGGTTCTCGATGAACTTGGAATGGAGCCTGTTACTTGGGGTGATACGCCGTTCATAGCGTCCAATCTACAGGAACTCGGTGGAGAGGAAAATCGGACTGGTGCCGCAGAATCAGCACCTCCTAACGCGACTTCAGACGGGGCCGACGATACCGGGCCTGCCAGAGAAGCAGACTCTCGACAGAGTGCTAGAAAGTCTACGGCAGCTATTAACGCAGTAAAGGAGATGGGCGTAGACTATCAGGATTTGGCGGATGCTGCTGGTCGTGTTCGCAAGGGCTATGACAGCTTCTATGAGCGCACAATTAGCTTCCCGAGTAGTATGGTCTCCTGATTCAACCCTCCTAGTTTGATCTAATTGAAACCTGAAACCCTTGCTTGTATACTGGACTGTGAGGCAAAATGGACATCCCAAAAACATCGCCTATCGGAGTAAAGTTGGCCTTTAAACGTGGAGGCCAAAAGGCTGTTGAAAAGAAATATCGGGTTGCCCATAATAATGGCTCTATCCAGTTCATCCGCAAGAAGACAGAGATTCCGCTTCCCAAGAGCGGGTATACGGAATTTGAAGATCTGCCGGATGATGTCCAAGAGCTTCCGGGCTCAGGAGCACTTTACTGGATGGAGTGCTACAATTTGGCGCTGAAAGCGGCCTACCCAGAGATAGCTAAGGATTTGGCCTGGAAAGCTGTAAAGCGTCGCTACTACTGTAAACAAGGCGTTTGGAGAGCAAAAATGGATAAGGTAGAAAAGGTCGGCACCTTTAAGGCCACGATGAGTGCCAAGATCCGCAAAGCAAAGCGGGGCGGCAAAGCCATCTATTATATAGAGGGGAAAGCATCAGATACCTCTATTGACCTTGAAGATGACAGGATGGGCCCTGAGTTCATCAAGACAATGCAGGAAACTGCTGTCGGCCTGAACATCTACGTTGATCACGATCACT